TTGGTCGGCGCGGCCGGCTTCATGGACAACACCGACCAGGACATCGTCGACATCTTCATGAGCCCCTGGCTGAGCTGACCTCACCCATAGCAGAGGGGCGGCGGGACGCCGTCCCGGCGGGGCCGATGCGCCCCGCCGCATCTTTCAAGAGAGGGTTCCATGGCCGACGACACGAACAAAGCCGCCAAGACCGAAACTGCCGCCAAGGCTGAAGCGCCCGCCAAGGCTGAAGCGCCCGCCAAGGCTGAAGCGCCGGCGAAGGCCGGCAAGAAGGGCGAGACGATCACGGTCGTCGGTCCGGTCGACGGGCGTTGGCGCGGCGGGACCAAGTTCGGGCCGACGGCGATCGTCGTCGACCTGTCGACCATCACGCCAAAGCAGCTCGCCGCGATCGAAGGCGACCCTCTTCTGAGCGTCAAGCGCTCCTGACCCGCTCCGCGCGCGCCCCACAGCGCGCGCGGAGGACGCCCACATGGACGTTCTCCCTGACTGCCCGCGGCGCGAGCCGCGGGCCCTTCTGGAGCTGTGCCTTTGTCCTACGCCGCGGAAGCCGATCTCGACGCGAAGTGGGGCCCGGAGCTGGTCACGCTGGCGGCGTGGGACCCCGTCGCCAATGCGCGCAGCGAGACCCGCGTCGCGGCGGCGCTGGCGGCGGCAAGCGCGATCATCGACGGCTATCTCGCGCGCCGCTATGCGCTGCCGCTCAACCCGAGCGCTGATGGCGCGTTGCTGTTGACCAACCTCAATTGCGACCTGGCGATGGGCCAGCTCTCCAACACGCCGGGCTCGCGCAACGAGATCGTCGCCGAGGCGGAGAAGCGCGCGCTCGCCTTCCTGCGCGACGTCGCCGACGCCAAGGCGGCGATCCCGCTCGTTCCGCCGCCGTCGCGCGAGCCCCCCGTCGCGCCCAACGAGCCGGTGATGCTGGCCGACCGGCCCGAGTTCGCACGCGACCGGATGAGGGCGCTGTGAGCGGCGTCGGCGTCGCTATCGACGTCGTCGGCCTGGACGCCACGCTCGGGCGACTGCAAGCGCTCGGCCGGATCGAATTCGACGAGCTGCTCGACGGCCTGGCGCGGATGGGCCAACAGCAGACGCAGCGGCGCATCGAAGACGAGAAGACGTCGCCCGACGGCGCCAAGTGGCCGCTGACCAAAGACGGCCGCCCGGCGCTGTTCGTCAGCGGAACCCACCTCTATCGCTCGATCGACCACGACGCGAGCGCGACGCAGGCGCGCTGGGGCACCGGCTGGATCGGCGCGAAGGTGCATCAGTTCGGCGCCGTGATCGTGCCGAAGAACGCCAGGGCGCTGCATTTCAAGCTCGGCGGCAAGGACGTCTTCGCCAGGAAGGTCACGATCCCGGCGCGGCCCTATCTCGGGATTAGCGCCGACAACGCGGCCGATCTCGAAGCGGCGGCGGCGAAGTTCATCGAGAGGTACGTCCAATGAACGACCTGCTCGCCCTGCGCGAGGCGGTCGTCGCCTCCTTCCGCGCCAAGCTCGGCGCCGCCGTCAACGTCGACAGCCACGGCGGCACGTTCGATCTCGACGAGGTCAAGCGCTTCGCGACGCTCGCGCCGGCGGTGCGGGTGGCGATCGTCGGCGCGGGGCGCGCGTCGCGCTACGCCGACGGCCGCTGGTGCGTGCCGGCGCGCTTTTCCGCCGTCGTCTTCACCCGCGACACCGCGGAGGCGGCGAAGGTCAAGCGCGACGCGGCGGCGCTGCTGCTCGCCTCCGCCGTCGAGCTCGCGCTCGCCTCCAACCGCTTCGGCCTCGAAGGCGTGTTCCAGCCGGAGGAGGTCGACGGGCGCAGCGAATATTCGGGCAAGCTCGACACGCTCGGCGTCGCGCTGTGGCAGGTGACGTGGACCTCGCGCGTGCTGATCGGCGCGCCGGCCGACCCGCCCGACGTCGCGATCGCCGCGCTGACCGAGGCGATGGTCGAAGGCGTCGTCACCTGGAACGCTCCGGCCGCCGGCGCGGCGGCGGCGAGCGGCCTCACCGGCGCCGACCCCCTCGATACGGGGGACAATTCATGAGCCTCGTCGATCGCGTCGAAGCGCTCGAATATCACATCGCCGATCTGAAGCGGCGGCAGTCGAACTTCATCCGGCCGGGCGTGGTCGTCTCCTACGATCCCACCGCCAACGCGATCGTCGCCGACGTCGGCGCGCCCGACGCGCCGTGTCCGACGCATCCGGTGCCCCTCTTCACCCACGCCGGCTCGGGCAAGAGCTGGCGGCCGATGAAGGCCGGCCAGCAGGTCACGCTGCTCTGCCCCGACGGCGACCTCGCCAACGCATTGGCGCTGCCGGGCGGCTTCCACGACAAGAACCCGGCGCCGAGCCGAAGTGCGGCGGAAGACATCGAGGCGCAGCGCGGGACCGCGCGGCTGCGCACCACCGACACGGCGGCGTTCCTCGAGTGCGGCGCGTCGAGCGTCAAGGTCGAGGACGGCGTGCTCACGCTGACCTCGGCGATCATCATTCTCGACGGCAAGTACTACCTCGGCGGCGCCGACGCGGCCAATCCGGTGGCGATGCAGGGGACGGTCGACACGGCCGGCAACGCCGACATCGCCAACCTCGCCACCACGGGCTTCACCAAGTGAAAGGGCTTTTGAAATGGCTGTGATCAAGCGGGCGGGCCCCCGCCGCGGACTGTCGGTCGGTAACGGCAAGGTCGACATGACCAAGGTCAGCTACACCGTGGTCAAGGACATCAAGAACGCGATGAAGATCGCCGGCAAGCGCCGCCAGAAGGGCGACGTCTTCATGGCGATCCCGCGCCACGTGCATTTCCTGGTGCTCGAGGGCGTGATCGCGCCGACGCCGCCGGCGCCGAGTTCGTCGAGCTCCGCCACGTCGTCGGCTTCGGCGACCTCGTCGGCTTCGTCTTCCTCTTCGACGTCGTCGGCCTCGTCCGCTTCGTCGAGCTCGGCGGCGTCGTCGAAGGCGTCGAGCTGACATGCGCACCGGCGTCGATCGCAACACGGGGGCGGTGTTGACCGGCTGGGACCATTGCGTCCAGTCGATCCTCGACATCGTCTCGACGGCGATCGGCGCCCGCGTCATCGCGCGGCCCTACGGCTCGAACGCGCCAAACCTCACCGACCGGCCGCAGAGTCCGCCCTCGATCGTCGCCCACTGGTCGGCGATCGCCGAGGCGCTGCGGCTGTGGGAGGCGGGCTTCCGGCTCAAGCAGGTCTCGGTGACGCAGCTCGGCCCCGACGGCGTCGCCGGCTTCGCGCTCGGCGGCGACTACTACCCCGACGGCCATCTCGGCGACTATTCGGTGGTCGTCCCGATGCAGACCGTCGTCGTCCCCCTGCCGGCGATCTTCTGATGGGCGCCTTCGCGCAGATCGATCTCTCCGCACTGCCGCAGCCGGCGGCCGTCCAGACGTGGACGTTCGCAGGGATCGTCCAGGCGCGGCTCGCCGACTTCACCCAGCGCATGGCGGGGGCGGGGATCGCCTACGACGTCGGCGCGCTCGAAAGCGACCCGGCGGTCAAGCTGCAGGAGACGGGCGCCTATCGCGAGGGCCTGGTCTATCAGCGGATCAACGAGGCGGTGCTGGCGACGACGCTGGCGTGGTCGGCCGGCGCCGATCTCGACAACGTCGTGGCGGCGTTCGGCACGCTGCGCGCGCCCGGCGAGCTCGATCCCAGCCTGCGCCGGCGCGGCCAGCTGGCGTGGGAAGCGTTGAGCCAGGGCGGCAGCTACGGCGGCTATCGCTACAAGGCGCTGTCGGCCGCGCCGGTCGACCTCGCCGACGTCGCGGTCTACGGCGCCGAAGTCGCCGGCGTCGCGCCCGGCCAGGTGATGATCGTCTGCCTCGGCGCGGCGGCCAACGGCGTCCCGGCGCCCGCTTCGCTCGCCGCCGTGCGCGCCGCCTTTCCCCGCGCCAGCCGCAAGGTCAACGACCAGATCGTGGTGCAGCCGATCCAGCCGGCGCTCTATTCGGTCGACGCGACGCTGACTCTGTCGCCCGGCGCCGACCCGAACGCCGTCGTCGCGGCGCAGACCGCGGCGCTGACGACCTTCGCGGCGGCGCGGCGCAAGATCGGCGCGTCGGTCTCGCCGGGCGACGTCGCGACGATCCTCGGCTACAGCGCGCCGGGCCTGGTCTACGGCGTGACGGTGCGCTCGCCCGCCGCGACGGTCGGCGGCAATCCGTTCGCCGCGCCGATCCTCTCCGGCGCGCGGGTCGTCTGGGCGGCGAGGTCGTCATGAGCGCGACCGACCTGCTGCCGCCGAACGCGACGCCGTTCGAAAGCGCCCAGAGCGCCGAGGACAACCGCATCCTCGCGGCGAACGCGAACGCCGTTCGCGCCGAGCGCCAGCCCTCGACCTGCGACGAAGCGTTCCTCGCGCCGCTCGCCTGGGAGCGCAGCATTCATTTCTGGAGCCCCGGCGACGACGCCGGCAATCGCACCCGCATCGCGTCGAGCTTCGCCGACCACGGGTCCTACGGTTCGCCGGCGGCGCTCGAAGACGAGATCGCGCTCGACACCGGCCTGCCCATCACCGTGCGCGAGTTCTGGGAGATCGCCGGCCTGGTCTGGCCCGACTTCGCCGTCGACGTCGCCATCGAGCCCGGCGATCCGCCGCCCGACCTCGCCGCGATCACGGCTTCGGCGCTCAAGCGCAAGAACGTGCGCGACGTGCTGGCGGCGGTGCGCTTCGCCGCCGCGCAGCCGCCGGCGGCGTTGAGCTGGGGCGCGGCGAGCTGCGTCGCGCCGCGGATGACGATCCTGCCGCTCGGCGGCGCGCCGTCCGCGCCGGCGTTCTGCTGGGGCGCGACGACGCGCGCGCTGCCCTCCGTCACCATCCTGCCTCTGGGGGCCTCATGACCACGCAAACCTACGCGACCCAGCCGACCGCCTATTACCTCGCGGCGCAGGCGGCCTTCGCCGCCGGCGGCCCGGCGCTCAACATCGCCGGCGGCACATTGGTGGTCGGCGACGGCAACGGCCAAGTGCCGGCGCTGTCGGCGCTGATCGCGGCCAACGGCGTGACCCACGAAGTGTGGCGCGGCCGGACGGTCCAGTCGGTGGCCATGGACCCCAACAACGCCAATCAGCTCGACATCCAGTGCGAGGTGCCGGCGGCGATCGGCGGCGCCGAGATCGGGCCGTTCACCGTCACCGAATTCGCCATCCTCGACGCGCTCGGCAATTGCTGCGTTGTCGGCACCACCAACCTGGAGAAGACGGTCTCGTCGCAGGGGCAGACCTCCGACCTGACATGGATCGCCGCGGTCGCCTGCGCCGTCGGCGCGGTGACGCTGACGCCGCCGACCGGCGGCTTCGCGACGATGGCGCAGGTCGTCGCCGGCTATAACTCCAACCTGCCCGGCGCGGCGGCGCCGATCGTCAAGACCGACACGCCGCAGGCGAACGGCTGGCTCTATCGCGTGTTCGGCATCGCGCCCGCTTCGCAGCCGGCCGACCCGGTGACGGCGGCGACCAGCGCGGCGGCGATGGGGTCGGGGCGGCCGGCGTCGGCGGCGGAATGGGCGAACGGCGCGCCGACCGCGGGCGGCTTCGCCTGGCCGTGGCCGACGTTGCAGCAGGTGACCGGCGCGCTGGCCGCGATCGTCAATTCGATCACGACGCTCGGCGAGTCGCTCGCCGGCTATCTCAAGCTGTCGGGCGGGACGATGACGGGCCCGCTGGCGCTCGCCGGCGATCCGACCGTGGGGGTGCAGGCGGCGACCAAGAATTACGTCGACGAGAAGGTCGCCGGCATTTCGATCCCCAGCCTCGCCGGCCTGCTGCCCGAGGCGGGCGGGACGATGACGGGCCCGCTGGTGCTCGACGCCGATCCGACGGCGCCGCTGCAGGCGGCGACCAAGGAATACGTCGACGCCAAGGGGGTGGTCCCGGTATTCCCGAACGTGGGGTCGCTGTACGTGGGCAACAGCCAGAGCGGCCTCCCGAATGGCGTCCCGCCCGGCGCGCCGGCCGGCAGCACATGGGTCAGCCTCGGCCAGGTCGGCGTCCTCACCGGCTCGACGGGCGGCAGCGGCAACTCGAACTTCTATCCGTCCACCTACGCCGTTCTCTACCAGCGGACGGCCTGACCGTGACCAACGTCCTCGCCCTGCCGCAGATCTCCGGCTCGCTGACGATCGCCACCAACGCCGACCTGCGCGCGGCGCTCCAGTTCACCCAGGCCGGGTCGAGCACGCCGCTCGATCTGACCGGCATTTCATTCCACATGCAGGTGCGACTCGGCTCCGACTTGACGCGGATCGCGCTCGACCTGTCGACCGCCAACGGCCTGCTGATCAACGGCGGCCCGAACGGTCTGCTGAGTTGGCTCGTGCCGGCGCCGCAGCTCGCGCAGATCG